TGGGCGCTGTAGTAAAAGTAACCGTGAGGACCGTTCCAGAAATTGAAGTTGTGAATCCCGTACTCGAACCATCGACCGTTATTCCCGCGCCATCGATAGGAAGATTCTTCGGGCGAAGAATGTTTTCCACTGATGTAGAGGTCCCATCCGTGAACGTAATCTCATCTAAATCTATGTTCAGAACAGTCGAGGTACCGTCTCCATAAAACAAAAGGTTAAAGTTCGCCGCTGCTTCGATGCTCATTGTTCACCCCTTAAATTGAAATTTGTAAAATTCCGCTCGGCAGTGCGTTAATCACAAGTCCATTTATCGGGAATGCTTTCATGTAGGTGAGTGTTCCATTCCCAGCCGTAGCTGAGGAAGTTGGATTCCACACTGTTCTACCCATTATATCTGTAAGAGAAAGGACTGCGCTTGCGGCTGGTCCATCCCATAGCATCTGTGTTACTTCTATCAGTTGTGCCAGCTGTGGAAATAGAATCGACAGTACGTTACCCTGCGCACCAGCATTAGCCAGAGACGAACGCCAATCCTCAATCCGAACCGTGAACGTGTTAGCGTCAATAACTGAATCAATGCGGTAAGCTCCCGCCCATCCTGAAACAGAGGGATTCTGAATCGAAATGTAATCGTTGACCGCATGCCCATGAAGTGCGGCCACGACAGTTGCGGATCGTGCGCCATTCCTTGTGATCGAAGTTATCGCGATAGATGTGGAAACATCTGCCGTTGTGAAGTTCCACGGATTTCCACGAATATCGGCCATCAGTAACTCCCCGAACTCGCCGGCAGAGTTGGCAGTTGCGTACTGGGGTCAACCGGATGGATGAGTTTTTCGTCCGGCACAAGCTCGCGCCGGTCCCTCGACGCTTCTACTGCCCAGTTGTATTCGAGCGAACCAACGATGGCGCCGTCCTTCACGTCATTGCAGACGAGAAGTCCATTGTCCCAGCTCATATCGGAGAGGGGCCACTTGCGGTTTGTCCGCTGGCACGTAAAGTACACATGGTCCATGTAACCGCGCCAAATCACTAGGCACCAGCTTTCGGCGGAAATGACTTAATGGGATTCTTTACTCCGGGCAGTTGTGGTGTATACGTCCGCCCCAGCTTTCCCGTGGCAACGGGTTTTACTTTTTTTACATCCGGTAGGTCGCCAGATGTTAGCGAATATGTGTCGGTTACGCCGAGCCTTGAAAAGTGCTGAAAAATCATCCAATCAGAAGCGGCTTGCACAGTAGGGAAGTCTCCCGCAGTATTGCACGAGCATTGGGCGTGGACCGGCTGGCCGAAACCCGATGGATTAGTTGTGATAACCGCCGAATGGTCCATGCTTCCCCCACCTCAGAGCAATGCATACAGATTGTACAGCATGTACAAATTCACGGTGCCATTACCGAGTGTAAGGGTTGGCGTGGTCCCGCCCAACTTTACTTCAAGGCCCAGGTTGACGCAGTTCGTTAGCGCGGTAGGCGTAATCAAAACAGTTGCCACGCTCGCTACCGTGTTTACTGCCTGATCCACCAGTCCTGTCGGGGACAGGGAAATCAGGTTTCCGGTCTTGCCCGTGTACTCAATCTGGATAACCGGAGTTGTTCCGCCAATGGTGTATGCGGTCCCACCAAACACGTACTCCAAGGTTAGCGTGGTTGGCACGTACAAATACCCACGAGGAGGGACGAGGTAGCTTGGCAGCCCTGCCACGATGGGCGGCGCAACGAGCTGAACGGCGGTTGTGTTCAACGCGAGCAACTGCGCGCTGGTAAGCTGGTACACCACCGCCATGTCGGATGACACGCCCATTTGGGCCGTACCGTTCGGAGCCTCGTTCAACTGGAACTGGTCCCAGAACGTACCCAGTACTTCGGGCGAAACGCCAAGCGTCTGATTTTGGAACGGAAGCGGGGGAGCCATTCGTCCCCTCCTTTTCTATGGTCCGTAGCTGAAAAAAGTTCCGCGCCAGGTCAGTGGGACAACGCTGAACCGCTGGGTACTCTTGAACAACAAGACCTCGGTTTTGAAATCGTCGTCAGTACTCGCCATTAGTGGCTCTCTGTCGTAAAAGTTTAATTGATGGCCATCTTTGTCTGCGATCAGGCCCCAACCGTTCGGGGAAGTCAGGTAGTTGAGTTCCAACCCCTGCAAGTTTTCCGCGATCACCCAGTTCAGTTCGTTGTTGCTCGACCCCGGTACGCCAGGAGATCCCAAAAGCTCGCGCACATTGCGGCGTTGCTGGACGGTGTGGATAAGCCACTTCGGTTTGACGTGGGCAGGAATACCGCGATCATCCGGCTGCAACGCGAACATCGTGATTGCTTGTTGCAACGATGTCATGGTGAGGTCTGAATCCGGCGACGGCCGGTTCGGATAGGTGCCAGCAGAGTTGATGATGGTGGAAATGTTTGGTGCGATCGCGGTGGCCGATACCCCGCCCATTAGCGGCTGCGCTGTGTTGAACAGCGATACGCCGTTGGTGGTCGTGATGGTCGCGCCCAGATTGAAGAGGGATGCCGCCACCGCTTCACGCGAGAAGAGAGCAGACTTTGCGTGTGCCTTTGGCACATTGCGAATCAGGCCGTACTTGTCGTCCGCAACCAGCTGCCGGGTAGCTTCCGTCAAAAGCCCGTACTGGATATGGACTGCCTTCTTCGTGCCGCCCTGCAAGATGCCGTCCGCCTGCGGAGGCGTTCCTTCTTGCATAATCGGCATCGGCCCAGTGCCCGAGAGTTCGTAGAGGATTTCGTAGGCATCCTCGCTCGTCATCTCGTTCAGGTAATGCGTGTACTGCGGCGCATGTTCCTTGAGGTCGGTTGCTTGCCAAAAGATGTGGCGCAAACCGGGTGCCAGCAACGGTGGGAATAGGTTGCGGCTCATCAAATTGTTTGGCACTGCAAGCCTCCTCTTACTTCACGAAATCAATTACGCGAAGATCGAAACATCAGTGTAGATGAACGTGAACAGAACGTGCCCGCCCACCGTACCGACTGGATCAAGCGGGTCCAATCCAACGATGGTCAGCACCGCGTTCGCGCCCGTCTTGCCGGCGTCCGCGTACCAGAAGTTGTTCCCGGTGTCCTTCGTCATCCCAATCTGCGTTCCGCCCAACTGGTTCGTGGTGGCGGTCGGGTTGTTGGTCGTTCCGTACTTCGCACGGAACACCGTGGTTGGCGATGCGGTGAAGAAATAATTGTAACCGTCCGTGATGGGAACCATCGGCGGGGTGATAACGGCAAGTGATTGGTTCGAGTTTGCCGCGAAACTTCCGATGGAGGAACCCGGCCCGAGAATCGGAGAGAACCCGGAAGGAGCGCCTGCACCGGTCGTGCCCAAGTTCTGCGCGTTCTGCGCGGCGATGCCCGCGATCAATCCGCCAGCGCCAACCGTCGCGTTCCAAATCTGCACGCCGCCATCTGTAGCGTTAATCATCACGGGCATACCGTAGAGGAATGTCTGCCCGGATTCTTCGATGATCGCCCTCATCGGGAAGGAAAGTGCGCCGCCGAGGTCTTGCTGCGGCTCGATTGCGTCTGCGAAGTTTCCGGCCATGTCGTCTCCTTATTCCTGCGCCGCTTGGTGCGTCGTCTGCGCCAAAACGGAATTTCCAGAATTTGCCCTGCGCCGCTCGCTGGTAATCGCGGCGGGGTCCAGTTCTTCGGACCTCATGCCAGGGATAAGGTTTTGCGCCGACATCGGCTTTCCGTCCATGCCGAACGGCTGCGGATAGGCCAACTGGTATGCGGCAATGTTCTGCGCCTTGCGGCTCTCGCGCCACTTCCGCATCGGGAGCTTCATCAGGCGGCGGTCTCCGGAGCGGATCTCATTCGAGAATCCCTTGCCGTCCTTCGACGCCTTCTTGGTGTCGCGGCCCACCACGGTATCCTCGGTCGCCATCTTCACGTCATCCGTCGTGGCGAACTCCCACCCGGCCCACTTGAGGCTTTCCACCCGGTCGTGCATCGGCGTCTGCCCGTTGCGGTCTTCGGCCCAGTGGTAGTGGTAGTCGGTGTTGAGAATCGTTTCCACTTTCCCGGAAATCGGCGGCGAGATGTTGCGAGCGGTGATACTGCTGTCCATCAGGTCGCGTAACTCTTCCGGCCAGGAGTCGAGATTCTTGCCGTGAGTCTCGATGAGTTCGCGCTGCAATGCCTTTGGAAGATTGTAGCCGGTGCTCATGCCAGCCCGCCTTGCCGCTTAACGAACTCGGCAAATTCTTTGGGGTCAATGCGGAGTTTCCGCAGTTGCTCGGCTGCCGTCATCGGAGCACGATTCGGATTGCGCGGGTCCACCCACGTCAAGTCGGGATCGCTGAATGGCGACTCGTCGCCGCCAGTGCTCCCAGCCGCGTCGTCAATCAGGAAAAACTTTTTGGTGTCGGAGTTCTGCCGCAGTCCGCCCTTGATTGCTTCGTCTCCGATAACGAGCTTCACGGCGTTACGGCACCGCTGCCCGTAATCCGGCTTCACCTTGTCGTCCATCGGGATCGAGGCCATCACTTCCTTGATGCGCGGCACAAGACCCGGCCACTGCGCTTTCACTTCGTCCACCACTTCGGACTCGGTGATGCGTGCGTTCGTCAGCAGGGACACCATGAGGAGGCGCTTGTTTTCGTTGGCAAGTTTTTCTTCGGGAGTGAGATTTTCTTCGGCGGCGCGTGCGTTGCGGTTTTTTTCTTCGTTGAGAGAAGCCGCTGCTTCCTCTTCCATCTTGTTCCACTTTCCTAGCAGCGTGTCAACGGCTTCAAACTTTTTGGAAAACTTCTCTTCGATCTTCGCGCCGAGCGCTTCAACCAACAAGTCCGCTTCGGCTTTCGATTGGTCGTTCTCGCCGTCCTTCTTCTTGAATCGCTCGAACATCAGTACCGTTACCTCTAGTACCGAAGTTTACTCCTACTGGTACCGATGGTGTCAAGCGTTTAATTTCGCCATCAAGGAATCTCTCCCACCACCTCTTCGTAACCTTGTAAACCGCCCCGTTGGACAGGTGCAGGTCAACGGTATGCGCACCACCCTTTGGAACTATCATCATTTTTTCTCCTTCCACTCTCGATACTCTTCCGCGAGTCCGATCAAATCCTCGAACGCTGAAATCTTTCCTCGCATAAAGTTCTGCTCTGCTACGTCCACATCGTTCCTTGGAATTCCGTGGCCAATTTCGTAGCTATACGAATCCACTTTATCCTGCAACTCCCGGAGGAGTACCGCCCACTCCTGGTAATGCACCAGCGCCTCCAGCCCCGAGTCTTTGGCGAATAGCGTCGGCCATCGAAGCGACTGGCTTGGGTCCACCGCCTGCTCCAGCGGGTGCATTTTGCGCTTGGCCATTTTTTACAAACTCCTCAATTTCTTTCAGGTCCGGGATAAATTCTTGAGGTTGCTCCGAAATCTGGAACTGCCGCACAATCTCCTGCATCAGCAAGGTTTTCGAGATGATGACGGACAGCAGCCATTTTTTGTACTGGTCGGGAGATGTCGCGCTCATTAAAGCCTGAATCTGCGAACTCGTTTCCTTGATGTACCCGCTCACCGCCTGGTTGAGGATAATTAGGTTTTGCTTGGTGATCTCCCTGTTCATGCTTGCCGTAGCAGCACGCAAAGAAATTTTTAGATCGCGGCTTAGATGGTCGGCTAGCGCGGAAGTCAGGAGTTTTTCGCTCAGGCCGGCCACTCGCGCCTTGCTGCCCAGTCCCATGAATCCGTAGAAGTCCACTACCTGCCCGATGAGCTTTACGTGCGAATGGCGGAAGTCCGATGTCCGGTGATCGTTACGGGAGTTCCCGTCTTGCATCGTGGAGAGCGTGGCCATCGCTCCGTACTGTCCCTTTTTGTTTGTGCCTCCCGCGCCGCTACCGCGAATGGCCGGGTCAATACCCGCCCGCATCTTCGCTTGCTGCACCATCATCTCTTCGTTTTGTAGCGACAGTCCGGCCACCGCGGCGTTTGCCATTTCGTAGTGCTGAAACGTGTCTTTCTTCGCGGGAATGAACATCCCCGGCCACAACGTAAAGTTTCGGTCAATCGTCTTGTTCTGATTGTCCAGCGTGTTCACGCCCAACATTCCGTAAGTGATGGCATCGTTCCGCTGATTCTTGGCCGTGGATATTTCTTCTTGGAATCCCTTTAGCATTGAAGCGAATCCCTTGCCCTTGATGGATAGCCGCGTTTCGATGATTGGTACGCGATTCTTCGGGATGAAGTTGAACACACAGTTCAGCATCGTTTTCGAGTGTTGGTGAAACCAGCAAATCAGCCGATACTTTTTCTGATTGTGCCACCACGAGAAATAGCACTCGTAGATGTCCCACTCGGCCATCGTGTTATCTTGCGAGTCCTGCAATCCCTTTTTCTGATTCTCTCGCCGCTTGATGTCGGATGGTCCGAAGCGGTCAGGGTTGCCGAGGATTGCTTTTATCTTTTCAGGAGCAAAGTGCCCCTTATGTCCGCGCTCCATGAGCTTCCGCTTTTTCAGCGTGCAGCGCCGGATGATGGGATCGTTGTCCTCGAACGGAATATCCGGGCTGTCTATCAGGATGTCCTCGAAGGCCAGGTTGATTACCTTCGGTCCAGCGTAGAGTGTTTCGCTTTCAAATGCGGACTGTCCCTTTGTTCCGTTCTCGCTCGGCGGTTCGTATCCGGCATACACCGCTTCGATTCGTTCCTCTGGAGCAACGCACACGCGAGCTTTCCCGAGTCCCGCTGAGTCGGTGAACCACTCGTTCTCCCGCGTGTACAGATCCAGTTCTTGCGGCTCGTAAGCAACGTAGTCGATGAAACTTTCGAGCGTCTTTGCCTTCTGTGAATTTCCTCGCGCTTCTTCCTGACTATCGGTCGCCGTGAAGTAACGGAAGTTTGTAACCGGAGACGTTCCCCAAATCAGTTGCAGCACACGCGCCGAAAGGTCATCTACCGATTCGGCGGCGAGTGGATGGACGAGGTTCGAGCAATTCGGGAAGGGCCAACTCTTGTTCTTCTCTCGCGGCTCCGCGTCCAGGATGCGCCGCAGCTCGGGAATCTCTTTTTCGTGTACCCGCTTCCACTTGGACTCTAGCGCCTCAATCTGCTTGTGAATCCACTTCTCGATGGCTTCTTTGGTTTCAGTGGGGAAGGAAACAGGTCGCGGCTCGAAACTGCGTGGCGGGCGTTCGGAGATGCTTGCGGAAGGTGTCGCCATGCGAGGATAGTACCTCAGTAACCCCCTGCCCCGCTACCCCGATTTTGGAACGCTGCCTGTTGCTCTTGCAGAAATTTATCCGCTCCATGCACCACGTCAATCGTGGCCGTGAAGTCCCCGAGAACCGCGAGTGTATCCACCGCGCCGCCCGGATACATGCCCAGTTGGGTGAAGAATTTCTTCTGGCTTTCGTGCGCCCACACTTGCTTGCCGCGTACCAGCGGCTCCAGCGCCTCAATCTTGTTTTTTGTCCCTGTTTGCGAATCGTCGTCCGGGAATGTGTTCACGGTCAGCCGCGTTGCTCTCGGCTCCAGCCGGTCACGCTGCTTGATGTAGAAGTCCAGCAGTTCCGCCGACCGCTCGCCCATCCAAAACGAATCCAGTTTCCACCGCTTCGCTGTCTTGTAAATCTCTTCCACCAAATCGGAATACTTGGAATCTTCGGCGTACAGGGACATCAAATAAATTCGCGCCGTCTCCACGTCGTAGCCGACTACCCATATTACGTGTTCCTTCCGGTTGACCGATTTCGCATCGTTCGCGCCAACGATCATGCGGAGAATCAATCCTCCCGGCTGGAAGTCGTTAAGAACTTCTCCGTCGTAGACTTCATGCTGCAAAAGCAAAATATTTCGTAGGTCGTCCAGTTTCAATTCTGGCCGCGACTGCTTGAACTTGAACTTCCGCAGCCACTCGGGGTCGAACAGGCGCTCGCCGGGTAAGACGTGCTGGCAGCGATAGAAGTGTTCGTAATCTCCTTTTGTGCCGCTCGCATCCAGCCGCAGTTTTTCCTTGTGGAGTAATTCCATCGTCCACTCGGACGGAAGAATCGGCTGCCCTGCTGGATGGAGTTTGCAGCATCCTCCCTCTGCATCGTGCGTCTCAAACGAAAAGTCGGGAAGCTCTGCGCGAATCCAAGCGTTGATGTCGGCGTGGCACCACGGGTTCCCGATCACAAGCTGGCGGCGGTCTTTCTTCACCTGGGGGTCGTAGCGCGTCCCGACTTGCTGGAACCAACTGATAGTTTCCTGAGCTACCTTTCCGTCGCCGCGCAGCACCGACACCTGCGCTTCGCGTCCAAAAATGTCGTCGCAGATCACGCCTTTAACGTGGATGCCCTGCAACGTCTGCCCCACTCCTCGATACTCGAATGTGCCTGTGGACGCATCGGCCCCCGGCAACCGCTTCTGATATTTCGTTGCGTTATTCCAGATGCACTCTTTGTCGGGAATGATTTCGCGGAACACATTTCGGAACACGTCGTTGTGCTCGTACACCGCGTCCACGTCGCGCCCAATCGCCGTCGCCTGTCCAGCGATTTCGTGGCACACCAGCGTCCGCATGTTCTGGTCGTGCATTGCCTTCATGTAGCGAATCCAGGCGTCGCCGTATCCGAGTTTCCGCATGTGCTCTTCGTCTCGCTCAGTGAACGGCAGCGCCCACCAAATAGAAAGCGCAATCCCAAGCCTCGTCTTGAAGTGCGACATCGGAACTTCCATCACCAAAAACAGGTGTTGGTTTTCAAGGCTCTTGCAAAGGTGGGTGTGGAGCGTTGACAGGCGGGTGTAGTTGAGAACGTGCTTTGCGAACCAGTACAGGCTACCGAGCGAGTTCAAACGTATCGCTCGAAAGTGGCCGTCGTAGTCAGAGTCTACAGTGGGGACCGGAAGGATTTTCCACTTAGGCATTGGTGTACAGTGCTTGCATTGCCTTGAGTTGGCGAAGTTTCAGTACACCGTGAATCTTCATCAGAACTTCGTCGTCTCGAATAATGCGAAGCTCAAATGTTCTTTCCTTCCCTTCACGGGTTTTCGCACCTACATCGTGGCGCGTTCCTGCATAGGATGAAAATAGAACTCTGTCGCCTGCCGCTCTCTTTCCTTCTGGAACGAGTGGGCCGATGCTTACGATCTTCCCGGTTGTCGGTGAACTTTCGTTCTGCTTTGGCGTGGCGACCAACCCGCCGCGTCCTCCACAATCAGGGCAAGGGACAACTCCCTTCGCTTCACATTCGGAGCATTTCACTTCCAGCTTTGGATTCCCGGCTTTCGGAAGCTTTCCGTTGCCGAGGCATTCAGGGCAGGGGACCATTGATACTTGCCGCGTTGCTCCACCTTCTCCGAAACTGCGAATGTCTTTTGCCAAGCAGGTCAAGCATTCATACCCCGAGCGGAACTCGTCAACGAGAACAACGAGTTTATCCGCATCTGCCTCTAACCCCATCTCGCCAATCCACATGACGTTTGGAGTTTCTTGTACCAACTCTTGCTCGTTGACAGTTTCAATATCCGGCACGGATTTTCTCCCCTCACATCTTGACCGAAGATTCTACCAGTTTATCAACCGTATTCGGCGCGTCCAGTCGAACAAGAAAAGGCTGTGGAAGTCCAGGCTGTCCACCAAGTGGAATCGTAACTTGCAGCACAATCACGTCTGGCGTCAACTGCGGCGCTCCATTTTTCTGTGTCGGGTTAGCAATCCCCAGCGATAGTCCCCCGTTCTGCACCTTGACGAGCACTCCGCCCACCCACTCGCTGCCATACTTCACGTGTACCGCATCTCCGGGTTTCAGCTCGTTACCGAGTAGGTCTTTCATTCCGCCACCCTTTCAATCGTCACGTTCGCCGCTCCACTGACGTAGAATACGGCGATAGTTTTTCCTTCCCGCAAAATCTTTAGCAACTTAGGATCGTCCACGAAGTCGCCGCCCATCAACTCAGGGCCGGTTAACTTTTTGCCGCACGTCAGCGACTCACCGGATACGCGGCCTACTTCGCAGCCGTCCACGCGGATAACGAAAGTGTCCACGCTCATCCTCTCGCCAAGTCGATGTAGTGTTGCATAAATTTCGTAAAGTCTGTACGGCACTCAAAGCACAAATCGACTCGACCCACCGAACTCAAATCTTTCATCTCTGCTGGCCTATGCGCTTCCCAGGATAAACTTAACCAACTCTTCGGAATGGATGGCTTGAGGTTTAAGTTGAAATTTTCGGCCGCATCCACTTTGGCGAACTTCCCACACCTGTCGCATCTCGCCGCCTCGCTCATTTGCTCACCTTCGCCGCGCCGCCGTTCTTCGCCGCAAGCGCGGACCGCTTCCGCAAATTCTTGGCGATGTCACGCCGAACTCTACGCGGCACAATTCCGTGCTCGTCGCGCAACGCATTCGCTCCGCTCAATCCAAGCCATACTTTTGCTGCGAGAATCTTGCGCGTCTGTTGGCGCTTCACAAGATTGCTTGCGCGGAAGTAGGCGTGCAAAAGACCATAATCTTTTTTGACTGTCCCGTTGCGAACGGGAACGCCTTTCGGGAAACCGAATCTTTTAATTTTCCGCGAAGGTCCGCCCAATCCAGCAGGTTGAGTTTTCGCCATATTACTTCGCCACCTTCGCCTTTCCACCCTTCGCCGCAAGCGCGGATTCCCCGGCCACTTTCTCCATCGCCGCAGCTTTAAGATATGCAGACAGCGGAATCAGTCCCGCCGCCTGCTTAATCTTCGCGTGCTCCGCTGGTGTGACAATTACTGAAATCCTCATGTTGTGCAGCGTAGCGCAACTGTGGTATGGTGTCAATAGTAAAAATGACCCACCTTCACAATACGCGCAACGATGCAATCCACTTACGCGCCCTACTTATTGAATCATGTAAGGTGCTGGAAGAATACTATCCCGAACTGATGCCAAAGAGAGTCCGCGTGTGGTGGGCCACGCAAAAGCATTTGGCGTGAACTCGAAAACTTGGCGTTGGCGACCAAGCTGAGATTGCTCGACTCATGGCTGATTTACAGGAATGAAACAAATTTTTTACTTGACACGGAAGGGGGTGTTTTAGAGAATAGTACCAGATATCTGCGGCTGGCTTGTGGCGACACCTCCCTGAACAGTTGGCCCGTCACAAGCCGACCGCCATATCGAAAGAGCCAACTGTTCAATGATTCCTCATCACGACAATTTGACAAGTACTCTTTCCGACGCAGTTAACACGCTACACATTCCTTTTTCATCTCAGAGACAACCACTACAGAGGCGGGATCTCCTGCGTCTGTCGAAAGTGCATTCTCTGTTCCAAAAAAATGAATTAGGAACGGGCGGAAAATATCCCGCACGCACGTGGCCAGGGGCGTCGATAAACCGGGACCAGCGTTTGCAGCCAAAAACGTCAAACCCAGCCTGACCGAAGAGTGTCTATCTCGCGAAAGCCCGGCTCCATACTCCTGAATTGCCGTGCACCGCGCCGACAGAGACGAATGC